CTAAGACTGACATCGAATGGTTGGTCGATAAGACCGAAAAGTTCTGTCAGGATAAGGCAATCTACAATGCTGTTCGTGAATCGATTCTAGTGTTAGATGGTCACCATAAAGACTTGGACAAGGGTTCTATTCCCGACCTGCTGTCCAAAGCTCTGGGTGTATCATTCGACCAAAGTATTGGTCACGACTTTCTGGAAGATTCTGATCAACGATTCGACTTCTATCACACTAAAGAGGATAAGATCGCATTCGACTTAGATCTATTCAACCAGATCACGAAGGGTGGTATATCACGTAAGTCACTGTCCGTTGCACTAGCTGGTACAGGTGTTGGTAAAACGTTGTTCATGACGCACTGTGCATCAGCCAATCTAATGGATGGTAAGAACGTACTATACATCACAATGGAGATGGCGGAGGAGAAGATCTCGGAGCGTATCGATGCGAATCTACTCAACACTACTATCGACTCTCTACAAGAGATTCCTCGTGAGGTGTATAACAAGAGACTTGATCGAGTTAAGGCCAAGACTACAGGTAAGCTCATCGTAAAAGAGTTTCCCACTGCTAGTGCTGGTTCTGCTCACTTTAGGCACCTCTTGAATGAGTTGAAGCTCAAGAAAAACTTTATACCAGATGTTGTCTATATCGACTACCTAAATATATGTACCAGTGCTAGAATGAAAGCTGGTGGTAACGTCAACTCATACACGCTGATCAAAGCGATTGCTGAGGAGTTACGTGGTCTTGCTGTAGAGTTCAATGTTCCTGTCATGACTGCTACGCAAACTACCAGAACCGGTTACTGCCTTGATCCTTACACTGAGGTACTATCTGACAACGGCAAGAAGCTGTTAAAGGACGTAATCATCGGCGATAAACTGCTGTCAGACGTAGGTTACAATACGGTGAAAACCGTGTTTCCTGCCCAACACAAGATGACGTACAAGGTTCGAACTAAGTCAGGTAAAACCATATATTGTTCTGCCGACCACTTGTTTCCCACTGCAAACGGTGATGAGACCAGTATATCGAGAGGATTGTCTGTAGGAGATAGCTTGATTGTAAAATGATCATATTGAGTGTTGATCTTGAGGTTACATTTTATATAAATAAACTATATAAAGAGGATACCGTCATGACCAACAGAACTAAAGTTAACTATCGTAAAATATGGGAAACCCATCATAAAGCGTGCATACTTAAAGGAATGCACATACATCATATTGATGGTGATTCCCATAACAATAGCGTCGACAACTTATCAATATGCACTCCAGACGAGCATTGGAGTATCCATAAGGAAAATGGTGATATAAGATGCTTAAATGGCAAATTCGTTCAAGGTGCTAGTGCAGCAGGCAAGAAAGGAGGTAAAGCTGGAATTGGTTGGAAACACACTGAGTATTCTCTGCGTAAATTGTCAGACTCACTCAAAGACTTATATAAACGTAGAGGCGGATCACAATTAGCTGGTAGAGCTATAACTGCTGAGCATAGGATCAATATTGGAAATGGCGTACGAGGTGAAAAAAACGGAATGTTCAATAAAACTCATTCAGCGGAAACTCGACGAAAGATTGGTGAAACTCGTAGACGTGAAGGTATTGTTAGCAGACCTGCTGGGTGGCACCATGATGAGGAAACTAAGTCTATCATCTCTAAAAAGAAGAAAGACTTCTTTGCAGCAGGTGGCAAAAACCACACCGCAAAAAAGTGGGACTTATATGATCAAAACTTAAATTTGTTGTATGCTTCCTTATACAAGTGTGATATAATGGAACATTATAACCTAACTGATAGGGAATATAAGACTTTTCTCGTTTATATGCGCCGCAATGAATATAGTAAAGTTTACCCTAAATTGAATATACTGATCAAAGAGGCAAAAGATGATTGATGAAATAGTTTCGATCGAAGAAGTAGGCACACGGGATCTTATTGACATCGAGGTGAGTGGCAACCACTTATTTTTCGCAAACGAGATATTGACGCACAATTCATCGTCGGATTTGAATCTCGAGGATACGTCAGAGTCGTTTGGTTTGCCAGCAACGGCAGACTTTATGTTCGGTCTAATCTCAACTGAGGAGCTAGAAGATCTTGGTCAGTTGATGGTTAAGCAGCTCAAGAATCGTTGGGGTCCTACCGACTTCCTGAAGCGTTTTGTCATTGGCATTGATCGAAGCAAGATGAAGTTGTTTGATGCCGAAGACTCTGCTCAAACGGGTATCGTTGATGATGGACCTGCGTTCGATAAGAGCAAGTCTGGTGGTAGAGTTAGTTCTGAGAAGTCTGGATCTGAAGGTGTGCTAACTTTCAGGAATAAGCAAGCAAGTAAACCGAATGCCGGTGGATTTGGTGGATTCAAATAGGAGATACGTATGAGGTTTTGGATAATAAGCACTATTGCACGATCCTTACTAGGAGCAGCTTCTGTGAAGTGGGTCAGTGACACTCGTGCCGGAAATTGGTGTTATGATAAGTTTGATAGTATCGCTGATTGGGCATCTGATAGGTATGGTCTAGACGTTTTGGATAAAGAGAATGTTGCATGGAGATCGAAATATCCTAGCGCCGCCGCCAAGATGGACGAGCTAGAACTCCGCATCATTAAGCTGGAACGTAAATAGACGAAAATATATCAACAAAGTCAGCCAAAAGAGTTGACTTTTTTATGTTACCCTGTATAATAATACCAATAGACTAATGGAGTACGAGACTATGAG